GTTCCACCTAAATCAATTTCTGCTATCTCTGTCCCTGTTGTTACAGTAATATTTGCTGGGTCAGAATTACCACTACAATAAGCACCAAGTGCCATTGAGCCAGTGCTAGCCGGGGATATTGTTACGTTTAAATTACCTGTATTTACAGTATCAGAACCCCAATCATCTAATGGGTCGGAAGTATCCACTGCTATTAAATCTGTTGCAAATGCACCAGTATCCGTTACTTTACCACCATGTGTAACTTCTATGGTCAATGAACTGCTAACTGTCGGAGATACTAAATACCACATTGCTGTTTGTCTACCACCGGCAGCAATTCGTGAACCTATCTCTGTTAAAGCGTTTCCGTCATATGTAATACCACTTATAGCATTATCTGTATCAGACGAATCTTCACTACAAACAGAAACAACAAGACATGTTGAATCTGCGTGACAACTATGTGACCAAGAATAAGATGTTGTTGACCCTGGGTTGCCACTATTTGAATTATTGCCTATTGTAACAGCCATTTAATTTTTTATAAATCCTCCTTTAACAAATGGTAAATTATCCATTGAATTATTATCTTTTCTAGTAAAATTATAAGCACATTTACCAGAACGAATAACATTTAACCAAGGGTGATTTGGAAAATCAATACATACTTGGTGTGTAACATTTTTGCCCTCCTTATACCAATGACTATCTATATTTGTTGTGCAGTGTTCACAAACTTTACTTCGTATATCTGGTGTTCGTATATTACAATCCCATTTACCATTTTTTAATTCTCCATGTGGACAAATAGAACACTCATGGTCACACCCACCACATTGATTGCAATTACCAGTCCTTTCAAAATCTATTCCATGTACTTTAAAGTTTTTCATTTTTATTTTCGATTAAAGTTCAAATGGACGCCCAATAATAGGACGCCCATATTTCAATAATACTGTATTTTTGGCTTTCCTATTACTTAGTCAACGTCGATGTCCCAAGTAACTTGTAAGCTATCGCCATTGACAACATTAATTGCTGAAAATACTTGACGACATAGTAATACACCACCCCCGTCATCTGCGTTCAAAACACCGGATTCTGTAACTGCAAATGTTGACGTAAAGTTAAATGTATTTATAAGTGTGGCGGTATCGTCGGTTACGTCTGTGGTAGTACGTGAGACTGCGGAATCTGTCCGCTCACCGCCGCCTGTTGTAATTTCTGTCTCAATGTCTGTATCTGTGACGTTGGCTGCTGTGGTACCCGTTCCTATACCAATCCAAGTAAATGCTGCCTCTGCACCAGAGCCATTAATACGTGAGGCAACACCGGCCATACCCGCATTGGTGACAAGATTTGATACTGTCATGCTCTTAGTCCACATGCCAGTAAGTAATGGAATACGCAAACCATTTAAAGCTAGATAAGCTCTAAGTCCTTTTTTCAGTGAGCCGTCGAGATTGTATGGTGAATAATTTTTACGTAATACTTCAAGTATTTTTCGACCCAATTTATTTACTGCAAAAAGTGACTTTAATTTTCCGTTTGCATCACGCAATTGATAGTTGACATTTTCAACAATCCTCATGCGTGCTTTTTCTTTTCTTATGTTTTTCATTTTGTTTATAATTATTTTAAATTATTTTTTACTGGCCTTTGCTTTCGACCCTGTCTTGACTGGCTTTTTTTCTACTACTTGGCCTACAAGATTATCTTGTATGTCCTTGACATTGGCATTGGCTTTTGTTCTCTCTGCGTCGAGTATAGCATTTTTAAGCTCACGCTCGTACTCTGCTATGTGCTTATTGACCTCCTTAATAACATCATCTTTAGTAGATGTTACGTTCATGCCAATAATTTTGCTCACACAAACTTTTTTCTTTTCATCGATAATATCAAACTTAACTTCGAGAAAGTCACTATTGGTTGCTTGGTGACGCACCTTATCAGCGCTTGTAATTTTAGCTTTATACATATTTTATTATTTAAGAAATGCTATTACGTCAAATGTAAAGGCTGCGGAGGCGCTATCATCGACTATGACAGACCTTGCACGCATGCGGTCACTAATACCAATTTGACGTGTTGCTCCGGCTGCGGCGTCTGCTATTACATCGAACACGGCAGTCGCTCCCGGATTATCTGCGTTTAGAGCCATGATATGTTTTACTGCTCCACCGTCTCCGACCACTTCGGTAAAATGACCAACATTTATCCATGTTGTGCCACCGTCCGGTGATACATCAATAAAAACATTCAACGTATCGGCCGCCGTTGAGGCGGCGACCGTTACATCTAACATAATCAATGCCTCTGAAAACGGCTTGTCATATTTCAAAGCAGTACCGTTGGCATCGGCGCCAATAGCACTAGCGCTCTGTAATGTGGCAATTTGCGTTTTGTTACTATACATAGATTAAGTTTTTAACTAATTATAATTTATCGGCGTCGTCACCGTCACTGTCCTTAGTTTCGTCTTTTTTCTTTTTGTCTTTTTTCTTTGGAGTTTCGGCGTCTTTATCCTTGTCATCTTTTTTAGCTTTAGGATCAACAACAACACCACCCTCTAGCAATGTTTCTACTGCCTCATCATTGAGGTCAACATTATCACCTTTCTTATAGCGCTTTCCATTGTGTTTTAAATTGCTTAATACTTTGTAAAGCATAGTTTTTTTACTTAAAGATTAATTAAATAATTGATTATACACTTTGTACATACTCAACATAGATAATCATTTTACCAAGCAATAGAGCCTCTACTGCTACGGTGACAACAATCTCATTGTCTGATGTCATCTTTAGATATGAGCCGGCTATCAATGCGCCAACTTCGAGTGCTGTATCATGTGCTGCGTCACTACCTAAAGCGTATGAGCCTGGTATACCATGATGTATGCCGGCGTCAAACACATTGCTTGCGTCGCTAATTGCGATTGCTACTAAACAATCAGCCGCACCCTCTGTCATCATAGCAATAGTTCCGGCGTCTGTTGAATCACTTGTAAAAGTAGTGATAACGTCAAACCAGAAGTTTGTAATAATTGCATTATCTGGTATATAAACACCAGTGCCATGAGCGGCAGCAGTTTTATTAGATACTCCGGCACTATCTACGCCGGCTGTGTCAAAAACTGCGCTTGCAATTCTTTGTACTTGTAAACCATTGTAACGATCGCTAGGAGTAGCATTTAAGCGATAATCTGGTGCTACTACTGGTATATTATATTTCTTTGGTCCTGACATAAAATTGTTTTATTAAGCCGTCCAGGGGGCTTAGATGCCCCCCAGATAAGCTGCTTATTAAATTTAGGCTACTGCGTTTTTGATTAAGTAAGCTGCGCCCTCTGCGACTAATTCCTGTGTATACTTTTTGTTTACACGGACATATCTTGCCTCCTCATCAACATCGTCCCATTTCTTAACGGTGTGTTTTTTCTTTTTCATTGTCCAACCGAAAGTAATTTGTTTCAATCCTTTTCTATTTTTAGAGATATAAATTAACCAAGCATTTTTTCCCCAAATATAGCTCATACTAGCAGTTTGACCCTCGGTAGCAGTATTCTTTTGTGCTGATCCAACAAGTACCCTATCCACTTTAAAGATACGAGCCATTAGCTCCTCTGTTGGTGAAACTCCAAAACTATATTTAACACGTTCTACTACGTCTGGGTGATCGCATAAAATGTCAAATACTTCTTGACCCATTGCAAGAGTGTTAGCTCTACGCATAACATTGTTTTGTACTGATTGACGACCTGTTTTGATGTCGCCAATTGGGTCTGAATTAGTGTAATCGCTCCATTGGTCTGTACCACTTAGAGTAGTATTGTTTGTAATACTTGCTGTGGCGATCATTACCGTAGCTAATGCGACTTCTTCATCAACCATTATCATTTCTGTCAAGTTTTCTGTTTCGTCAGTTTCTGGTGATAATGCTGTATCAGCCTCCTCAATAACTTCCCAAGTAATTTTGCCTTTTAAGGCATGGTCAACTGCCTCAAATGATTGAGTTGTCAAGCCATACTCAACGGTATTAGCTTTAGCACCCGGCGCACGTTTAGTATCATTGACCCTAAACATGGCTCTGTCATAGACATAATAGCTGCCTTTTGACTTATTGATTTTTTGTTGGGGCATTATTTCCTCGGCAATATAAGCCTCGTTCTTATAGGCTACTGATATATTGGACAATACCGGGTCAACCCTAACGTCTGTTTGTACTAACATAATTTATAGTAATTTAAAATTAATTAAGTTTCGCCTATGCGATATAGAGGTGTTGGATTGACAACTGTACCTCGATGATGTCGCCGTCTGTTGCGGCGGCCTCTAATGCTCGACCTATTACTACGTCTCCGTCTGTGGTTGTGGTAAGTCCTCTACCGTCAGATTTGGCAGTTATCCAATCACCAATTGATATTACTCCACCGGCTACAAGTTTAGTTGTACCTTGAAAACGGTAAATAGCCGGTAGACCGTCTGCCGGTTTATTTTGTAAAACACCAACTAATAAATCAGTGTTACCCTCACCTATTTCGATACCCGCACTAGCGTCTAATTGCACAATGTGATATTTAGCGGAGGCTAAACTTTCACTAGCAATGCCTGTACGTTCACCTGCTAAGTTTGATTGTGACATATAGTTATGTACTTTAATTTATTAATTGCCTTTAGGCTAATTCTTTATTATACCTTTTTCCTAGTTCTTTGTTTTCTGCAAATATTTTATTCACTGCCTCGGAGTAAGTCATTTCTTTATTTTCTTTCATCAAAGTTTTAACCTTAGTATCGACTTCTACCTCGGCTGAATTTTCACTGGCGTTTTGTGCGCCAATCTCTTTGAACATTTTTGTGCTTGGTATTGCGTTTATAATTTCGCTAAATGTAGCTCTTTGCTTTTCACTTAACTCTGTCATAAATGTAAATACCATGTCTTTGTTTTTTGGTAACACTTTACCCTTTGCGTTATTCTCATTAAACAATAGAGTGGCTAAACTTTTTTCTACTCTCATTTTGTCTAGCTCTGCAAATGCTGTTGCGCCTTTATTTGCTTTTTCCTCTAAAGCTAATTTTTCACTGGCACTCATTTGTACCATTTCGCTTGCCTCTTTTTTTGTGCCGTCTCGATTTAGGCCATCTTCTTCATTTTTGTCGCCCTCCTCTTTTTCTTCACGAGTAGCTTTTTCTTCTTCTGTTTCTTCTTTATCATCATTGTCGTCGCCCCCGTCAGTTTCGATAACACTTTCAAACTTGGTTGTTTCTTCCTCACTTAATTCATCTTTATGCTCATTGATAAAAGTTTTTTCATCATCTGTAAGGTCAGCGACTTCTTTTTTTACTAAGTCTTTTAATACTAACATAGTGTCTTTATCACTTGAATTAATTAAATCTTTGTCGCTAAATACGACTGCTTTTAACTCTTTGAAGTACGGCTTGTTTGTGAGCGCACCACCCACCAAGACGTTTTTATGTTCTTCTCGAGTTTCCGGATCCTCATAGAATTGATGAAACTCCGGACTAAAATACTTAAATGCTTTTTGCTTGAGAGCGGTTTTGCCACTCTCGTTCCAATCCACTCGGCCCCATAAGCCTTGATCGCCCCTGTCCTCGACTTTGATAAACCAACCGATCGCTGGTTTTTCGTCAAAGCTCTCGTGGCCTTGTGTAATTGGTATATCTTTACGTATTTTTTTATCAAAGTTATCTTTAAACTCTTTTATATCATCAGTGGTAATAGCAATTACACCGTATCTTGGGTGGTCCCATTTTCCAACTGGTAATATTTGTATTTCTTTAGGCGGCTTGCCCTCTGCAAACTCAACCTTGCTTTGAAATATTAATCTTTGTTTGTTTACTTTCATAGAGTTTTTATTTATTAAATATATTATAACACTTTTTTAAAACATTGTATAACTTACTGTCCGGACTTACCTTGATCTATTTTCTTAGCGGCTGCACTATTTTTTTTGACAATAGGTTTTGGAGGCTGTACCAATTCATTTGTTTTTGTACCAATACGGTTTCTTATGTTTTTTGGTACACCACTTATTGGTGGTTTTTCTTTCTCGCCTTTTAATATCTCAACCCAAATGCCTCTGCAATTACTATGGAATGTACCAGTCCTTGCTAGTGGATCAGTCTTTTTAATAACTCGTCCGTCAATACTTAAACAAAAGTTGCATGTTCTTTTATCCAATATCTCTGATCTCTGCAATGCGTAAATCTTATCAGCGTTTTTATCAAATACAGTTTTACGACCAAGGTTGACATGTCCGGCAGTTACAATTGAGCTCGTGTCTTTAGTCAGTGTCAAAATCTTTTGCTTTAATACTGTATCGACTGCGCCCAATGCTTGCGTGACCGTTTGACCTCTTTGTACCTCTTGTATGATAGTTAGCTTTGCTTGATTAACTAAATCGTCACCATGTTTTTTTGCTATCGTATCGGCTGATAAATTAATGTTGGCTAATATCTTTGGATCGGCTGCCGGTGTTTTAACGCCCATTTCTTTTGATACATTATTTTTACCAAATATATAGGCCTCCTTTAAAAACTTACTAATCAATGCTGAATATTCATTTTTAAACTCTAGTTGTAATTTTCTTACTGCTATATTATCACCCTTTTTAACGGCTGCTTTTAATTTCTTTACATAATCATTTTTTGCTTTATTCAATAATGCTTGGCTCTCTTTGTTCATGGCATTTTCGTTTTTGTCCATGAAGTTTTGTATTGATTGCCAATTAACTTTTCTCTCGGCAAATGTCAATTTGCGCCAACTTTTAAAATCATTATTCTCGGCAAAGTTATGTCTCTCTAGTTCTATTATGTCAATGTCGCTTGCGTTACTCTTTTCGTTTTTTTTTTCAACTACTTTTTTTTTAGATTTTTCGTCTGCCTCTGGTAATCCTAATAATGATCTGATAAATTGATCGTCGTTTTCTTGAGGTGTTAATCCACCGGATTGTGTAAATCTTTGATAAGCGGTGCTTAGTTTCTCAACATCAGTACGGGCAATATTTGTAAAATTAACCTCTGGGTATTCACTTATATTATCAAAGTTTAAATCTACCAATTGTCTTATAGCAAACTTATCTAAAACATTTTTAATACCGTTGGCTATTGCCTCAAGTGATTGCAAAAATAAATCTGTCTGGTCAATACTTAATGCACGTGATCCAGTGCCTCCACTTCCTAGATCCAAAAATTGAGCCAATACAGATAATGCAATTTGCCTGTTATGATAGGCAATTGCTCTTGACGGGTCCTTAGTTGTAGACGCTTTCATGTCTTTAAACTCGACTGGCTGATCTTTAGGCTCAATGATGTATGACTTATCATGCGCACGTAAGTTTTGTAATGTAGTTTTGGCTTTGGCTATATCCTCTGGGGTTGCTGTACTTTCTATTTGTACAAATGGTATGCCAATGCCTTGACGTTCTTGAGCGATTGCGTCAATTTTTTCTAAGTTTGATTTTATATACCATGGCTTATAGGCGGCACGTAAAGTTGATATACCCCACCAGTTATCGCCCTCTTTTTCATTTACAAATATTAATAGTTTTTCAATAGGGATTAAAGCCTCTCTACCACTTGGTAATAGTTGTGTTATTCCGTCAACGTTACCGGCTGTCCAATGTGTGATTGAGGTTGGTAAACGAGGTGCGAACTTTTTCCAAACAATCATTGTCTTGCCGTCTATAACTTCAATCTTAAATACTTTTTCAAAAGCCATAACACCAAATGGCATAGATAATAAAGCCTGCCTCAAAAAGTCGTCCCAAGTAATACTCATCAAGTCAAATAATGCTTTGCTTATAAAATCTTTTATTTCTTGATCTCGTTTATCCTCACTTGCAGCGACAACAAACCAATCGGCACGACGAATTGGTAATGAGGTGGCTAATAATACTGCTTTAACAGTTGCGTCGGATTTACGCATGATTTCGTATTTTTCAATGCCGGTAATGCCGGATAACTTCGGATTGTATTCATCGTCAATGATACCGTCAAAAATATTAGTACCACTTTGCCCGATTTCTATTTCAGCAACTTTTTTTGTTTCTTTGTCTTGAGCCATATTTTTTATTTTATATTTAAAACTGCTCCCCTACCAACCCGGCATTTATTGATTTATCATTTTCGGTTGATGTGCTTTCTACTTTAATATCTTTAAACGTTGTTTTATGTTCACCTAGTGGCCAATGCTGCAATGCACACATTGTGGCGTCTGGTATATGGTCATCTTTTTTAACTGGTTTGTCGGTACCTGGTTTATATTTGTATCGCTTGAGCTGCCAAATTGCTACTTTAAAATCTTTATGTATTTTATATAATGCCCTCTCAAAGTATGCTCGGAGATTTCCTAACATACCGTCTTTTTCTGTACTGAATATTACTTCGACAACTTTTGTCTTTAACCTGGCCAATTTCAATGCGTGTTGTAAATCTGCATTTTCAAACTTACCGGCACTGTCACAATATACATGTGACCAATTATGTGCCTTGGCCATTGCTACAACATCTTTGATGATTATTTCACTTCGTACTTGTGAATAGTTTTTATTGTCAATCTGTACTTTGACGCCGTCAGTGTGGCTCATAAGCTCTACAACCGATGTCATTGTACTCCAACCCCAGTCAACACCACCAATACACTCTGCACCTTTAATATAATTATACTGGTTTTTTGAATATTTATCAAATTGTGCTGCCTCTACGTCCTCTGGGTTTAAGACTAAGCCCTCTGTACCTGGGCGGTGGCCCATGTATTCTACTAAAAACCAATTGTATGATCGTTTAGCTCTAAAGGCTTTTATTATATTTTCAACTTTAACCCAACCCTCGGGATCGCCAGTACGTCCATTGGCCAATGCTTTTAATTTCTGTAAGTCTGGTATTTCTTGGTTTAACTTTTTATCGTCCCAAATAGCCGGATCAAACTCTTTCATAATATCAAAGATGTCCCAACTATAACGGCTATACCCTAGAGCCTCGGCGTCGTCCCAAGTTTCTTGAAATATGCCATATACTTTATGAAAGGTACTTGTCAAAATAGTTAGCGGGTTCTCTGATGTATTAGTCATCGGTAATGCACTCTCTAATAACCCGTCCTCAATCTCACATGCCTCATCGGCCATTAATACGTCGGGGTGTGGTCCACGTACTGCCTTTGGTGAGGCGGCCACACATTTAAAATAATGTCCGTCTTTTGCCGTGGTCATTTCTAATAGTGGATCTTTGTCTAATGCTGACGCTATTTTCTCGTGACTATAAATTACCCCGGTAAAATTAGTATAGACAATTTTTGCTTGAGTTAATCCACCGGCCATGTCTACAATTGATTGCTTTTTAAAAAACCATAAACAAAATCCAATTGATCCTAAGAAGTAAGATTTGCCACCACCACGACATGCTTTGATAATAACATTTGATCCGGCTTTGCCTAACCAAATATCTGCGAATACTTGCCTTAGTTTTCGTGGCCATTTGATTTGAGGATTAAATATTTTTAAAAAACTTATTGGCTGATGTCCGTACACTGCTTGAATTTGGTCATAGCTATACGCCGTCATTTCCAATATTTTATCCCTTTGATTTGTTTGTTTCTGCTTCGATGAGCAATTTGGTGATTGTGTCATAGAATAATTTTTTCTTAGCCTTTGGTAAATGTTCGACTAAGGCTCTAATATCACCGTCGCCAAACTCAATTTTGCCAGTCATTTCTAAGACTTTCTTTTTGTCCCAACCCTCAACATAAGCCAACCATAATTCTACTTCATAAGCCATGCCGTATCTTTTACATCTAGTAAATAAACCGTCCAAAACTTCTGGGGTTTTATCTGCTAATTTTTGTTGCATTTTTTCATGACGAGTTGCCTCATAGTCAGCTTGCTTTTTCCAATTACTCAAAGTTGCCTCTATCACTTTATGTTTTTTAGCAAACTCTTGTTGTGTCTTTGGTAATTTTTCCTCTACCCGTTCATCTGATGTACGTACAATCCAATAGCAAAATGCGTCAAACACATTTATCTTGTCGATTTTATCTTGTCGGCCATTTCTACCCCTCCCCTTTTTTGTATTTTGTTTTTTAGTTTTGCCAACTTTTTTATTCACCTTTCCTTTAGTTTTAGGCATAAGTGCTTTTAGCTGTTATTAGACAAATCATAATTTAGTTATATTATACAATGATTGTTTGTTATTGTAAATCTCTATTATGGCAATCAATATCTTCTCTCAAAGATATTTCAAAATAATAATACTTACCGTCATCTGGATCAAACTCTTTAATCGCCAAACAAAAAAATCTTTTATCTTTGTATATCGCCCAAGCTAACCAATAGATTGTCCATGGTATTCTAAATATTACTTTTAGTTTTGCGTAGTCCATAATCTTTATATTATTTATAAATTACTAACATGCTTGGAAATGGTGCCGACCCTTTAGCTTTACTAAACTTCAATCGTCCCTTAATAAATCTTAACTCGGCTTTAAAATAAATATGTTCGTGAAAATAAATCGTGTCTGTCCTAGCCGGTATAAGCATTACAACTATTGTGTTTGGCTTTTTAGCCTCGTCGTGGCATTTCTTTACCCAATGTTTAATGGCTGTACCGTATGGTGGATTGCAAAAGACAATATGCCCTCCCCAATTTTGTTTTAGTCCGTCCTCTTTTTCTGTATAAAACTTTTTGCATTTAGCAGTTTGTTTTGTAGCGCAAGGGTCTAGCGTAAAATTAAACTCTTTATTTAATTTATCAAAAAAGTCTTGTGGCGTTTCCCAACTCATGTCACCGCTAGTTAGCATTGCTTTTATATTTTTCATAATTTTATATTAATTTTCATAAAACATAACCATTTTGTTTTTTTATTTCTTGCTGTCGGGTGGCCAAATAACGGATCACGACCAAGCACCTTAATAACTTCACTTACTTTAATATCATACTCGTTCCATTTGAATATCAATACTCCGTTATCGTCTAATACTCGCCAACACTCATCAAACCCTTTTTTTAAATCTTCTCGCCATGATTTATCTAATATCCCATACTTTTTTGCTAACCAACTTGTCTTGCCAAGTTTTACCAAATGTGGTGGATCAAAAACTATTAATTTAAAAGATTTGTCTGCAAAATCTAATTTTCTAAAGTCCATTATAATATCTGGGTTTATTTCAAAGTTTGGTCTTGCTTTTATAAATCCTTTTTTTTCTTTTCTTATATCAATGAATAAAACATCTTTATTTTTTTTATCAAACCAGAAACAACGGTCACCACAACAAGCGTCTAGTATTATTTTGTTTTTCATAATTTTATACTAACAATCTTTTAGCTATTTCTCTAATCACATTGACAGTCACCGCATTGCCTAGAGTTTTATAACGTTGAGTATCGCTGATTTCAATTTCTTTTATCGTACTATCAATACCGGGGTTACTTTCTATAACTCCACTAGCTGTCCAATCATCTGGGAAACCTTGCAACCTCTCACACTCTTTAGGAGTTAGTCTACGGATCCCATTAACTAATTCATTATGTGGGGTACTATTTCTAACATTTGGAATATCTTTTTTACCTCCTTTATTAAACCCATGAGGATTAGATTGTATAAAAGTATTATCTGCCTTTATATTACTGCCTCGCAATGTTCCACTATATTTGGCTTGTGTCCGTCTTTGTTTTGATTTGCTCTCTCCATTAGATATTTGGTCATTTTCTCCGATAGGAAATATTTTTGGTCTGGGTGTTCCTCTAAGATGTCCGACAATGAACACTCTCTCCCTATTCTGTGGGACCCCAAAATCTTTGCTGTTAAGCACTTGCCATTGACAGTCATACCCCAATTCATCAAGCGTAGCGATGATTGTAAAGAAAGTTTTGCCTTGGTCGTGAGATAATAGCCCCTTGACGTTCTCAAGTAATAAAAGGCGTGGTTGTTTTTCTTTAATAATCCTAGCGATGTCAAAAAAGAGCGTTCCTCTTGTGTCTTCAAATCCTTTTCGTTTTCCGGCAATAGAGAAAGATTGACATGGGAAACCTCCAACGATGAGGTCAAAATCTGGCAAGTTTTCTGCCTTAATATTTTTAATATTTCCATAATTTTTATGTTTAAAATGTTTTTCGTAGATTTGGATTGCGTATTTGTCAATTTCTGAATAACCCACGCATTTCCATTGCTTGAGTTTGTTCTTAGGGCTGTGCAGTTTTTTTGATCCTTTGCTATCCGCCAATTTATTGGATCGTATATTATATAATTCTTCATACGCTTGTTTTATTCCTAATTCAAATCCACCTATACCAGAAAATAGACTTAAATATTTCATAATTATTTTTTAGTTAATATATTTATAGCTCGCTCTTTTTGCTCCCCGGCTAAATAAATACTTTTAAATGCTAAGCCTTTTTCGCTTATTCGCCAGTCAACTTCCCAATAAAAATCATCGCCAGTAATAAAATAAAAAAGATTGCCGGGTTTCTGATAAATAACAAACCACTTATCTCGTTCGTCTTTAAACTCCCCGATAGTCTTAATCTCTCTTTTATTAAATAAATCAATAAAGATTTTTTTGTTTTCAATGCTCATTGGTTTTTTATATTTAATTATTTATGGTATAATATATATACGGTCATACCATTGCAGGTATTTACCCGACAAGGACTTTCCAACATTGAAAGTCAACTCTCACCGAGGAGGTGGCTATCTAAGTAGAGGGCGGCATAAAACTGTCCTCTATTTTTTTATGTATCAAATGTATAAGTTCGCTCTGCTATTCCCTGTTATTTCTGTAATATTAGCCAATATCTTTGTGATAAAATGTGCAATTAGAGGGTTTACAAGGTCTATTTTAGGGGTTTACAACCTTGCAAGAGCATAGATTGACTTCGGTTTTGCTAGAAACTTTATATAAGAGGTTTCCGCCGACGGCTTGACCGAACAGAGAGCCAAAGCCCTCACAATCTATGCTCAACCAAAATTATAACTTTATAAGATTTGGCAAATCAAAAGTTGTCTCTACTCTGATACACTCATTATGTTCATCATCTTTATAGCCTAACAGTCGGCTAATAGTTTTGCTATAATGCGCTGATGAAGTAGTGGCCCACCAATCATTAACCTCGGGCTGATAAGTAATAACCACAAAATCTTTATACTCGTCTTTTTCCCGATCAATCCAACCGTAAAATACAAAAAAAGTATCATCATCATTTGTGTAGCGATCCCACCTAACAAAAAATAACTTTGATAACATTTCCTCGATGTATTTTTTTGTTTTGTTTTCTAGCATAGGTTTTATTAATCACTAATCGGGGAAAAACGCCAACTACCGGTTTTTATCGTTTCCCACGAGCAATAATATACTGGCGTCGCTTTGAGAGGCGACTTTATAGCGGGCGTTTCCCTCCGGCTAGTGACTACTAACCACCACCTAATAATAATTGTGGATCTTCTTTTATTTTTTCATACAATGTTTTACCCTTATTGTCAACTGCGTATGGTAAAAATATTTGTGGCATTGTTACGATCATCGTTTCATATAGAGCTAATTGAGCTAAAACCCAATCTCTAATATTTCGCCAAGCAACACGATAGCAATAGTCCTCGTCGTCCGCTCGATGTATTCCCTGGTCTTTTAAAACTTGTTGAAATAATTTCCATTGGACTGGCAAAGAAAATGCCTGAACATTATCTTTTATATCTAAACCAAATTGTAATGACTTTATTCTGCCCGTGCCTTTTTCATACATAAGCTGAAAACCAACGGCACCGCTTTTTACTAAAGCGTCTTGTATTTCGGCAATACTCTGATTTGCCGGTACTATTGTTGTATAATTTTTTATTGGCATAATTTTAATATTTTAATCGTCATAAATACATTTACCGTTCATGTGATCTATTTCATGCTGTACTATAAAAGCGTTTAACCCTTTGGTTTTTTCTTTTTGTATCTTGCTCAATTTGTGCATATCTATAACTTGGAAATCAAACTCAATACGATAATGTCTTTGCACAATTATTTGCGCTCTAGCTTTAAATGTGCGGCAACCCTCCTCGCTTTTCATAAATGTTTTTGTATGCCTAGTAATTACCGGATTAATAATAATCATATTTGAGTTTGTAACAAAAAATCTCAATGGATCATTACTCTCAATTTGTGAGTGTGCCAATGCCACGCAAGTACCTTTTGCTATTTCAAACATTTTTTGAGCGTCGGCAATAACTCTGTCAATATCAGCATTTGTAACTTCACGGCTTTTTACTTTGTGTGGTGGTATTACTAAATCTTTTTCATTGCTCATAGTTTTTTATTATTTTTTTCTAACCAATTATCTACATCACGGTCAAACATTTCATCTTTTGACATTTTAGGCTTTGCATTTGATATAAAATGGCACCTTGGATACCTATTACAAGCTAAAAAATCGCTATATGGGCCAGTTTTTTGAGTTATTTGACCTATTAGACATAACGGGCAATATTCGTCCTCTAGTAGATAGTTTGGGTCTTTTTGTTTTTGCATGGGTGTGTGGCCCCGAAATTATCCGAGGCCAATTAAATACTATATTTATTTTTGTTTTTGCATGTCAGATTTTTTAATTAATCCCTCTGCAAACTTATCTGCCTCATCTTTAGTAAGTTCTAATATACTGCCAATTTTATGTGGTACTCCCCTTGGATATTCAACACCCTTAATTACTTCATATCTTTCTTTTGGCTTTGGTTTTGGTGGCTCTGGTATTGGTGGTATATCAAACTCTTTTAGATCCTCGGCTCTTGCCAATAATTCATCATCGCTTAGGGTCAATAATTCTTTAATATTTTTTAAATATTCTTTTATATTATCAAGACCCTTTTTATTTTCTGCGATTAATGCCTGTACTGGTACTGGTTGGCCAATTTGATTTTTCCTTGTAAATTTTGGGTCTACTTCCACAATATCAATATGCCTTTTTAAATCTAATATCTGACCCAATAGCTTTTCAATAAAAGTATTGTGGTATCGTCTTAACATTTCTCGCATTGATACTAACTTTGTTTTTCTATTAAACATAATGTTTTTTAAATTAATTATTTTTTAAACTCTGCTTTTAATTGTACGGGGTCAAAATCAAGCCGGATTGGCTTATTCACATCTTCCCTAATTTTTGGCATGTGCTTTATACCCCCCCCTCATCATCTATAAGCTCTAATCTTACATCTACCGTGTGTATAGTACGATCTTGGTCATCGACCTTTGACGTTACTTGGAGCTTTTTGAGGGTCCCAATAATTTGTCTACTCATTTTTTTTATATTAATTATTAATTTGTTTTATTTTATATTTACCCTCGAAAGGATAAAGTATTGGTTCCCAAATCCCACAACTACATCGCCAAGGTAAAGCCATACTATTATTGCCTAATAAATCTTCATCACATTTAGGACAATGAGGTCTTGAGACTTTTATCTTTTTATATTTTGGTTCCATTATTTTGTTTCATAAATAATACCGTCATACTCGATTGTCTTTTCTTTTGTGTTAATTGCCTCTCGATTATCAACCGGGGCAAATTGTATTGGCTTTTTTTTCTTATCTAACCAAGCAACATATTTTGGTTTAATAGTCCTTGACCTCTCGTGTATAGTATTGGCCAAATACCATAGGTGAAACTTAAACGCATATTTACCACGCAATACACCAAATCTTTTTGTTTCTAATTCCTCGACTGGCCGGATTGTGCTTTTTAGTATCGTCTTTTTATTTTCTGATAAAGCATAAAAAACAATATCTTTAAACTTTGCAAGCATGGATCAAAGTCGTTAATTAATTAGATAGAAAAAACCCCAGGTGTTGTCCACACGCACGGGGTTTTTACGGGACTTTTGCAAGCCCGATGACACAAGTATAACGTGTGGACAATGATAAATCAAGTATAGCACATTGTGGCAATAATTAAAATGGTGCCTCAATGGGTTTTGCTACCTTGTCATCGTACAATTTTTTAAGATACTTTAATTTTTGTTCCCACCCGCTTGTTGGGTATTTATCCAATTCATTTTGGGTGGCTCTGATTAATGCCAAATACTCATTTTTTCTTTTGTCGAGTATTCCGCAATCTTGAAACTCATCTACATCATGGGCGTAAGCGCACAATGGCACGTAAGCCCAAATCTCTGCCACTTGTTTGCCGGCAAAAATTAAGGCATGTTCGATTGTCAAACGACCTCTACAAATATGGTCATGGAAAATTGCCTCTCTAGCACAACGGCTAAAGTATGGGTCAGTATCAATAACTGCTCTGTGCTTTGGTGGTATTAGCCGCATATTTATGCCTTAAAATTATTTTTGCAAATATTACAATGGTACAGATTTTTTGGAGTAGTTAACCCGACAATAAAACTAGCTATACCAATTAATAATAATGGCCAACCTAGAAATGGCAACCAAATTAATAATAAGCCAAATGAAATACACATAATACCCATTAAAAGATTTCTTTGCCTTTGTGATTGGGTTTTAAACATGTGACAATTTGGACATTGTTTGTTGTTTGTCATAATTTTATATTAATTTATAAACTATAATTAATAATTGCTACATCTTTTAGATAAATAATTGTATCACCACTTTGATAGAAATTAAAACTTTTCTTTTTAGCCTCAACTATTTTAGTATAGTGCCAATGTAATAACCTCTCTCTTTTAAAACAATATTTATTTCTTTTGTTAACATATATTTTTTATTAATTATTATACTCTGCCGTCACCTATTTGACCGGCATTTAATTTTTCTGTTTTTAAATAACCAATTGTGGTTTGTATAAAGCTAACTACTTTATCGCACATTTCGATAGCTATTTCATAGTTTTTATATCGCTGCTCTCTAGCTATTGTATCAACTTCTGCGTCTGTCATTTCTCTGCCGGCTTGCGCTCTTGCCTCTGTGGCGGTTAATTTTTCACCTTTATAAGCTAATAGCAAACCGTCTTTTACATGTTTCCATGCTACTTCTGCAACTTTGTATTCACCCCAAGCCTCATTTGATTTAAAACCTAGTGGGCCAAGGTAACCCGTTAATTGACGTCCTTGTTCTAAAATAGTTGGTATACTTTTATAATCAGCCGGACACCTCACCACATTACGGCTAATTTCAAGAGCGTGATTAACGACCTTGTCTGTTTTTTCAAACTCTTTCATTGTTTGGAGCTGCTTTTGTAACTCCAATCTTTTTTTTTCGTAATCTTGATGTATTGCCATATAATTATTTTTTCTTTAAAATTATTTTAGCTATCTGCTCTGTTTTCATTGTTTTTAAATTGCTAATGCCGGCGTAAAAATCACAATCATTGTCAAGCTCTCTTTTTATAATTGGCTTGTGGTTTGAAAATCTTATCTTATATATTTCATCGCCTTTATAGACGAAAACATATTTTGATATTTTGTTAGCTTTGTATAATTTTACTTGCCACCCCTCTCTTAGCATGCGCAAAATAAATCGCAAATATTTTGGCTTTTCATATTGCTTTGGATAGTATTTTATTTTATTAGCGATAGTTTCTATTCTGCAATCTCTTGCTTTGTGAAAGTTTTTTTTAAATCTCATAAGCCAAGCCTCCCTTGCTGTGCCTCGCCAAACTGCACCCACTCATCAGCGTTATAAAGATTTGCAATTTCTCGATAATCTTTGTCGGGGTTAATTTCTTTATTTTTTTCAATTGCTGCCTCAACTTTATCGTGATGAATTTGTAATACTTGATATATATTTGTCTTGTCCTCAACACGCTCAATAATTTGATTGCGCCAAACTTTTACACTTCTTGGTATCATTTCGCCACGTAAAGCAGCCCAACCTCTGCGAGTAATAACCCACATACCGTCTTTATGTTTTCCTTTTTCATCTATGTATTTGGCTACCAAACCAAGTTTAGACGCTTTGGTTGTTCTGTGTCTGATAGCGTCAGAAGTTTCTAATGTTGGCACATGGATTTTATTTGCCTCTGTGAAATCAACGCCCTCAATTGTGGCCAACTGTACTTCACCGGCCATTTTCATTAATAGCACGGCGTCAAGAATATCAAATGTATAAATATTCTCAACCATGTTGGCGTCACAATTAGCGCACTTCTTTTTGTTTTTTAGCTCGGGTATTTCCGCCTCAAGGCGTGAAATTAATAAATCTGGTCTATCAGCCAACTTTGGCATTTGCTGTACTAGATTTGCCACTATTTGTATAAGTGGTTTTACTTTCCCCGGATTGTATTGTTTTTTGCTCATGGGATTTTTATTTAATTGTTATGCTCTAAGTATATAATCGTTGTTATATCTTGTCAAGCCTTGTTAGCTTTAATATTTTTATTACCTGTATAAGATATTGTGCCAGTAGTTTCTTTTGGCGCCCAAATAGCATTTTTAATTGAATAATGTTTTTTAAAATCATAGCATTTAAAAACTTGTATCATTATCCTTTCCCAAAAACCATAGCCAGTATAAACATCACCGTAATAATTCCAAAATATATGTCGACTATTAGACTTACATTTTTTTGTCTTGCAATAGTACGCCGGTCTAAGCGGCGGCATTGGACCACCAAAATATTTATTTGGGTCTGTTACATGTTCGCACAATGTTTCATAGCGCTGTGGTTTGCCAGTTCTCAATGGACATCTACAATCCGGGCAAATCATTATTTTTTCTTTTTCCATAGATTTATTTTATTTAGTAAAATCACCGGCTTGCACCTTAGTGACCATGATGTTTACACGCTCCACAAGGTCGTTAAAATCGTTTTTAGTGCGTTTTACTACGAATAAGCGAGGTATACCGCTCTTTGAGTTAAAAGTCTGTAATAGGTGCTTAGGCTTAAAACCTAAATCGATTTTTACGCTCATCATCTGCCAAGTAAGCTGTGCGCTTTCCTTGACCATTTTTTCACTCCACCAGGCGCCCATTTTATTTTCAATGACTGTCTTTAATTTGGGATTAAAACCGTCCAATATACATAGCATTGGCCAAAGCATTTTATCAGTCTTGACAGTTATTTTTGTTTCGGTCATAATCTTTGGCATTTTGATTGTAGCCTGATTGGTCAAGGCTGCTTTAATTACTCTGACATAATCAGAAGTATAGCCGGCTTTGGTCAATTCTTTTTCGTAATTGTATTTCTTATCGCACCATGCCTCTTGAAATATTTTGCCGAACGTCATTTTTTCATTAGCCCAATCTACTCGGGCCACAAAATATTGTTCGTAATATGCCAATGGGTCGCGCTCGAATAATGCCAACTGCGAGTATGAGACATACGGGCATGGCATTTCTAATTTTTTATTGCTCATGGGATTTTTTATTAATTATTTTACTTCTTCATAACAAACCTCTAATTTGTTTTTAACTCTTACTAAACCAAGACCTTTGCATTTACATTTTTTATGTGACCGACGATAAGCTCTATTTGGTCTTATTCTCTCTATTTCTTCTTCACTCATTTCAAGTGACGGTAAAGTGATTGGTTTTTTTTCTATTTGTTTTTTAAGTTCATCTGATTTTTTACCACATAAACAATCTGGTCCGCATTGGCTCATAGTTTTATTTATTTAGATTTTTTAAATGCTTTTTAAGTAGCTTGGTGACGTTCTTTTTCTGGTCATCATCTAGTGCTGTTTTGTCAACATTATCCAAAGCCTCTTGCAATGCGTTCTTATCGTTTTTGATTTTCTCGATACGTTTTATTGTAGCACCGTATATTACATTGGTCGATGTCTTGATTGGTTTTTTCTCTACTGTCTCGGTTTCGACCGGTACAATAGTTTCGGTTACACCTTTTTGCTGCTTAAACATTTCTATCATTTCATTGATGACAGTTTCCGGCAATAGACTACGCATGGCATTACGTTGAGCCTTACTTAAAGCCACCTCAAAAGCAAACTTATTGTCATAGGTTGAGCCTTGAGCGTTCGGGTCTGATTTTTTATATGGCTCAAACTTTGACCCCCACATACCACTGCCAGTGACAAGATCCTCGGCATAGACCATTACTTCAATACCACGTTGGCCGCCTTGCTCTAAGTCACGGGTAATTGTTGGTGGATTTGGTGATATTCTAACTTTATGGCCACTCTTAGGATTGCGATTTAATAATCTGACAACCTCACGTACACCACATAAAGATAAACCATTTATAATTTCGCCGTCTTGCTCAAACTCATAGATCATTGTTGCCACTGCGGCACCCAATAATTCTTGCTCGATAGCTTTATCGTCTGCTATCTCTTGAGCCACATAAAATGATACCTCCGGGTCAATCGGGCTAGTCATTTGTATCATGCCACTTGGTAATTTTGGTTTAGATTTTTTAGCTACTGGCTTTTTCTTGGCCGGTGCTTTTTTCTTTATTTTTTTAGTCATGGTTTTAATTTATTTTATCAGCTTGTTCCTCTAACTCATTGGCGTTAGCGTCGTGTTTATCTGCCTCACTTCTTTTTTGAAACGCCTTGCGTCGCTCTTTTCTAGCGTTATCTAAAAGTATTTGTTTTGCTTTATTCATCTTATTTTTTCACCTCCACAATTTTAATACGTGGTGTACTTTCCTTTTCACTAAAAGCTGCTTGCTTGACGTCTGCCGGTAACTTACCATTTTTAACAAAAGTTTCAAGTTCTTTTTTGTCAATTGTTACCTTAGTGACAATAACACCGTCGGCGATCATTTCTTTTCTAACCTTTGGTGTCACTCCGCCCATTATAATTTCATGGTCATAAGATTTAAGCCAAACCGGGGTATATGTAACCTCGATAAAATCATTTGCGATTGTCTGTTTGACAACGTCTCTGACCTCTACTCTTAATGCTAACTCGTCGTCCTCTTGCTTTAGCAATAAAGACTGATACTCGCCAAATAATTTAGCATGTTTTGTTTTAAAGTCTGCTACGGCTTTGGTTGCCTTTGTGTACTTTGTTAATTTTACATTGCTCATGGTTTTGTATTTTAATTATTTAATTATTTTAATCTTCCAGCTTTTTTAAGTTCTTTTATTTGATAATCTTTCAATTCGTAAGTAGTATTTTTCCCGTCAAAAAATGTATAGATACAATCATCAGTATAACCTCTAGATTCTTGGTTTACTTTTAATAGTTTTTTTCCGTCTAATATAATTGTCATAAATTTATAAATTATAGGATCCGTCCTCTACATTGGCGATAAAATCAATTAAGTTTTTACCCTTGATGTGGTACTTAGTCGCTCTACCCTTACCGACAATTACGGCCTTGAGTTTATTTTTACTCGCTCGATCTTTTTCAATCCACTTACGTACTGTTGCAATATTTTTACCCCAAGGTAATAATTCCTCGTTGGCAATATCGATCAAGCTATATGTACGTTTTGGGTCAATTCTTTTTTGTGTCATTTCTTTGCTTTAATTAATTATATTTATAGTATATACCCGTTGTTATTTCTTGTCAAGCCTTATTATTATATAAATGGTCCTCTGTTTTTTCTTTACAAAAATCTGCTATTACTCTCAAGCAACCCCAATCAAAAATCATATCACTCTCTGGGAAAAAACAATATTTTCTAAATCCACCATACCATTTTATCACACCAATTATAGTATTTCTTTTTTTATTTATGACTTGCCAAACATTAGTTTTATTACTATTGATAACTAATTTAATTTGAATATATTTATTCATTTTATATTTTGTTAATAATAAGTCCTGCTAAAAATCCGGCTAAAAATCCTAGACAAGCAGTTGTTGTCATAAAGATTAATAATATTTTGATGATTGTTTGCTCGTCCATTTATTTATTTTAATTAATAGCCACATAAAACTAATCTTTTTATTTTACCGCATATTTTACATTTTTTTATTTTTCTAATCCCATGGGTATTAACTCCGTTTTTACCCATTTTTAGATGTTTGTATCTTATATCGTCCTCCATAATTTCATCACCATTACACTTGGCGACATATTCAATTACTCTTGGTTTATCGTATCTATGAAAATGTATCATCTTATTTTATTGTTACTAATAAGTTTTGCACTCCAAAGTTTACTGCTCTTTGGTATTCATCGGCGCTAACTGCGATGTCTACTCTATTTTTATAACGGCTATTCATGCGGTCCGTAACTTTACACTCGCCATAGTTAGCAATTATTAAATCAGTACCTAATGGCACAAAGTTTGCTGCACATCTTTTATAGCCCAAGGCAATAGCCGTGCAAACGTTCTCACCGTTAGCTGAAATACAAGGGCTACTATCTGTCTGATTTGGATCCCCGGCATTATACATTGTTACTTCTCTAATAGTGCCTTGGCTGATAATTTGAGCCTCTGCGACGTTTACAGTCGGCAATGGCTCTTGTACCTCGGTCGGCTGATTATAAGCTACCATGCCCCCAAAGATTATAAAGCCGCTAATAAATGTACCAATACCTATTGTAGCTAAACAATCTGTTATTTGGTTAAGTACGCTGTACTTTTTTATAAACTCCCCCATGGCATTTTTGGGGTGTTTAATTTTTTGTAATTTAAAGTTTTTCATAATTTTTGTTTTTATTTTTATTAATTAATTGTAGCTAACTAGCCACTCTTTATTTATTTTTATTATTCCGTCCTTTATTTTTTCAAAGTCTTGTTCTACTACATCACAATAACTTTGTAATACTTTTTCGCCTCGTTTTGATAATAAAAAGTTTATATTATCTCTACATGCTTTTTTTGATAATTCTTTAGATGTAACATTTCTATTATTAATTATTATCTTTACTATTGGTTTTATAGTAGCCATGTTAGCAAAAAACTTACCAATCAATCTAGCACAACCTATACCATTTGTTTCTCTATTAGCTATATTGTGTGGTGATCTTTGCCACTCTTTTAATTGTTCTTTAGTCAAGATTTCACTACTCATAGTTTTTTATATTAATTATTAATCCTCGCTTTCCTCAAAGTTCTCTGGGTGTCCCCTTTTTTCTATCTCTTGATCGTAATCTATGTTGCTCATGGTTTTGTTTGTTATTTGATTATGTATTAAGTATACACCCGTTGTTATTTCTTGTCAAGGCTTGTTATCCACAGGGTAAAAAAATACACCAATATAGGTGTTTTATAGCTTATTGTTGGATATTCCAATAATAGCCAAACTCCCTTTAAGCGGTAAGAAACCATGAGCATTGAAAACTTACACGAGGCTAATCGCCCCCGGACTAAATTGAAATATCCAACGACAAGCTCAACAAAGACCAATTAACCCGTCAAGCCTTATTGGTTGTGGTGGTGGCATATTACTTAATATGCTGATTGGTATTAAAAATAAAAGTAACGCAATTAATATGATAAGCATTATACGCATATAAAATCTTAACTAATAAAAAGTGGCAAGTAATCTCGCCACCTTATTTTTATTTTATACTGACGGTCTGCTTGATCTATTATTTTTAGAAAAATAATACGTAAACGCCATTGCTGTTAGCATTACAAAATCTTTTGCCTCTACTTTGCCAAATGCTGTTAATCCTACTAATGCTAAAGTCATTAATACGAAAACAATTTTGCTTGCGCTTTTTAAAATTGTGTCAAACATAATTTTAGTTATTTACTTGTTTAATTAATTTTTTTAATTGTAGCCAGTCATAGAAATTGCCACGTGACATGTCGGTATTAAACTTTGTTTTTATTGCGTCCCAAGTTGCAGTTTTCCACCACTTTAAATTATTAGATTTTCTGTATGCGTCAATCTCTTTATATAATTCTATATTAGCTATCTTTTCAACTTCTGGGGACCATGTAAATATTGCCCGAATAAAACTTGTACCAAACCAATTTTCTCCAAACCATTGCCAACCTCTATCGCCAACGACATCACCCCAAGATTGTAAGCCTCCAATTTCTTTTTTAGCATTATTTATTTTTGCTTTACCGGCATACATCAAATGCCCCCAATCGCTTTTAAAATAACTTTCGGGTGGATTTGGTCTTGTTGAAAACCATGATCCATTATTATTGCCTCTAAGAGCAAATACAACTCCGCCATTATCTCGTATTGCTTTGGCCACTGCGTCAATATTATTTGAGACAATTTGTATAATTCCCGCCTTAACTAATTGCCTTAGCATTTTAAAGCTCTCTGTATATCCGTCCTCCTCTAATCCTTTGTCACGCATATTGTCCTCGGTCATTGGTATAGACGGCAATTTTTCCTCTGGTAAGATACCATTATTTTTAGCCCACAAAATTATTGACCAAGCATAAACTCCACCACTTGGCAAAACATTATGTGAATAAGCGTCTCTAGCTGAAAACTCTATATAGCTTGGATTGCTCTCGTCAAATAAAGCATAACGACTTGAGGCATATTTAGCTATGGCCTGGCCACCACAAGATAATGTATGTTCTTGATTTTTTGGGTAAATAATAAATCCTGGATCATTTGTTTTTGAGGCGATTTGTTCCTCTACATCATAACCGATATGCCAATCAAAATCCGGCGTCCTAGCTGAATAAACATAATCAGTATTTTGATACTTAAAATCTACGTCCTCAAGACCGTGCTGTAATTCACCCTCTAATTCGATCAATTTTTCTTTGTACTCGCTCATAGTTTTGTTGTTACTAATAAATAGCTTGTTTTTGTGCCATAACCCCACCAAATTGATTGATTTGAGGCATATTTGATACTTTATACCTCTGGGGTCTTGCGCTCGATATAGGGCAATTTTGAGCCTTTAGCTCTCTGCCTGTTTTTTATTCAATATTCGCTTTAATGCTGCCTCACTCTCGTTCTTGTCAGCATAATAATATTTATGAAAATCTTTATTTAATTTGGCTAAAAATCTTGTTGGTAATTTAAGCCCAAGGATTGCTAATTTTTCAAAGTTTGAAAATACCTCTGTTAAAATTAAAAATACCCCAAGACCTTGAAATGTCCAACCTAATAAGTTTGGCTCAACACTTGATAAAACCCATACACTAGACATAGCTAAAAAATACTTTGATACTTTTGCTGCAATGCGTCCTAGCTTATAGCTTGCAAAAACTCCGTGTTTAATAGAAACCCAAAGTCCAAGAATAGTGTCTATAATCATAATTAATATTAGACCCCAAATAACTAGATAATTTTGTTGTGTTAGTGCGAACATACCAAATGGTATTGTTAATAATATTTTTTCCCAAAAGTATTTCATAAAAGACATGATTTTTATTTTTGTTAATTATTATCTATAAAAGTAAGCTGTACCCACCATTGTATGCGTACCTGTGATGCCTCCTTGTGTAACATCTAAAGTAGCACCCCATTGAATTTGATGAGTATAATCAGTAACACCCGGCACATAAGCTCTAATAGAATCTGAATTACTAGCACCAACTTTAAATACTATTACTGGCGGTTGTTTTATTCCATTATGAGACGTTAATACTATTACCATTTTTGCACCTGTCGGAATTGTAAGATTATCAGTCGGCGAACCCTCATTTGTGCTAATAGCAGCAGATCCCATATATTCAGAATAACCTTTATCAATCAATATCTCTGTTGTAGACATTGCAATGCCAACTCTAACCTCATACGTGCCAACCGATGTACCAATTGTCTGGTCATCTTGTACGTAATATACGGCTCCTTTAGTAAGTCCTGTAAAACCTCCAACTACGCCTTGAAATTGTATAGTGATAGTATTTTCGTCTGTACCGTCTGTTATAGCAAAACCTTTAAACTCAAGTTTAGTTTGATCGTTTGCGTCACAAGCGTACCACTCGTCATCACTATTATTTAGAAAACAAGCTACTGGCAAAGTTGCCCCGACTATTGTTTCCCCGGCTGTTTGAGCGTCTTGACGCATTAATAATATATCGTCCCTCAAATCATTATATTGAGTAGCTAATACATCGCCCCCGGCTGCTACATCTGATGATGATAATCCTGTATCAATTGCCATAAATATTATTTATTTTCTTAAATTACGCTTACTTGTAAATTTTGGTGCCGGCGTTACGTCACCCTTATCAATTATTGGTAAATCTTTTTTATCAATACTATCAACTTTTTTAAGTGGTAAATTTTTTATTTTATTCAAAACTCCAACAGTCATTTTTCTGCCTTTATATTCAATTTCTTTTATTGGGTATTTATAATCCAAACGATTTAATAATTGAAATAAAAAAACATTAGCGGGTATTCCTTTATTTTCCCCAGGGTCATAATCAAAAATCAATTTTATTATAATTTCTTGTGTAGCCATATTTTTATGTAATTGTATATTGACAAGCAATGGTCATACTTTCACTAGCTGATTTTGTCCAACCACCTGTCAAAGCATGTGTAAACATTTGACCAGTATCGACACTGGCTGTACCGTCAATAAATGTGCCAAACTCATTGGCTGTACCGTCCCAATCTGATTTTGAAATAAAGAAATCAATAAAAGCTACATTATCGGTTGTGCTTTGAGAGGCGACAACTTTTCTAAAGACTTCTGTATCGAGTACAGTATCACCATTAGCCACTGTTGGTGTTGCAGTGCCTATTGCACCATAATTAATAATACCTGTATAGGTTGTGTCATTTGCCAATCTATCGGCCAATACTGCTCGCCCGGCAGTTACGACAATATTCTCAACTAGATACTCACGTTTTAAAAATAGCCGTCTTAACTCTGCTATCATTTCTAAATAATGCTCCCGATGTTTAGGGTACCTTGGGGCATTGATGTGCTTTTCGATTTTCTTTTCAAGTTCTTGAGCTTTTTTGCTGCTCATGTCATAAAAGCTAAAAAGATGACGACCAGTTATTTTTAGCTTTGTTTTAATGCTTTTTTTTATGTCAGCATTTTTTAGTTTTTGTTGTATGTCTTTTTGCATATTTTTTATTTATATATTTATTATAACAAAAATTAATATTTTCGACTAGCCCCACTCTGCTTTATTCCATTTACCTTGTGGCGAGCCGGCCGGTCCATATTCAAATGGTGGTGTATAATTTGTTTTATCTATCACTTCGGCAATAGTTACTGTTTCCGCTATTGATTGTAAGTTTGCGTCACGCTCAATATTTTCTGTAATATTTATTATTTCACTAATACCTTTAATGGTGTCAATTTCATTGGTCGTGGCCAAATCCTCTTTGATTGCTAAACTTTCTAAAAACGCTAAAGTATCTAATACTCTACCGCCAAATCTTACTGTATATTTATAATAAATAGTTGCCCCGTCTTGCAAAACTTCGATTGTTACGGCTTGTATTAAATATTCTGTATCGGTGCTTATATCCCATGACGGTAAATTGATAGTTAGTGCTTGACCCGGTGCAAAGATTGACCCGGCAGCTAATAATAATGACGTGGTACTAAAAAAGGCATTGACAAGTGGGTTGGCGTATTCGTCTAATTCTTTTTGCGCTCTATCTCTAGCCTCTGCTTTTGATTTTATTTGGTCATTAACAATAGTATATGAGTGTATGCCGTCACCGCCCTCGATAGCTTTCATCGTTGCAATACTTGAGGCATTGGCCAATAAAGTAATAATTGGCACTTCGTATTTATATGAAACCTCAATTTCGTCTGTGTCGACTGTGGTTGTACCAACCTCTCTGATGTATTTTTCCTCTTTGCCAAACATAAAATCATTACCAGCCTCATCATCGTTTGGATCCTCACCAAAGTTTTTTGATACAGTATTTAATTTTATATATTCAATGGCAGTTGGTTTTTCACGCAATAGCCACTCACGAGCTATACCATTGGCCACAAATGTTTGTTGGTCATAGGCTGCCGTTTCCTCTCTACCGCCTTTAACTACGATTGAGTTTCTAACCTGTGATGTATCATACTGAATACTAATACTTTCAAAATTATCTGATATATCAGTTATTTGCTCCGGTGCGGCGTCAAAATCTTTTGGTTTAAAATTAACAACTTTGTCATAGCTAATCCAAAACTCATAACCTGTTAATTTTGCTAATTTTTCAAAAGCCGTTCGTAAATCCATATGATCAAATGCTACTGTTTCAAGAGTTGGTCCCGTTTCAATTCCTGTTGTAGTAAGACTATAGCCACTATCTACATACTCGCTTAATAAATCCTCTGCAATATATTTTAATGTTTGATTTGAGTAACTACGTTGCGCACTTTTATTTGTCAAAATATAGACATAATCCATGGCCGTAATTGTATAAACAAATAATTGACCCTCGCCAACTTCTGCGGGATCAATTTTTGTTACATAGCCACCAAATAAATATCTAGCTCCGTCTTTAAATATAATTTCCTCACCCTCTTGTGGTGCGCTCTGTAATGATTTTTTGGTCAACATTAACGATAGAGTATTAGCTCTATGTTGCAAAACCTCCTGTACGATCGCTGAATTGGTTTTGTATTGTGGTAAAAAATTATTACCTCCTATCGTCAAAGTTAAAGCCATTTATTATGCTGTTATCCTATGATTATTTACAAGAGGTCCAAAATAATTGTCTATCTCTCGTCTGATTTTTAAAATATCATCATCGTTTCTTACTATCGGATTATTAATTGTAACCGATAAACCTTGACCACTTTTTGATTTATTAGCCGGTATAAATGTTTCTTGGCCATGAGCTATAATTGGCACTGGTTGTCCGACTGCACCGGGTACAATACCGCCATGTTCAAGCCTGGGCAAAGAAATCTCTGGCACTAACGGTATATTAATACCAAATGATTTGCCACCAATTTTAGGCACCCAACTTGGTACTGATATTTGTATACTATTTAAAGCCTTAATAATAATATTCGCTGCCTTAACCCAAGAATTAGCCCAACCCTCGGCTAGACCTATTAAAAAGTTTACACCAGTTTTAAATGCTGATTTAATACCTCCCCATACTATATCCATTGCAGCACCAAGCGCCCACCAATTATCTTTAATTAGTTTTACCCAAAATATTAATAAACCTATAGCTGCAATTACTATCCCGATTGGTCCAGTTAAAAATGTAAATGCCGCCGCTATTAACGGTAATACACTTAGTAAACCACCAAGTAAAAAAAGTATTGGACCAAGCGCTGCTAATAAACCCATGCCAATAATAATTGCCTTTTTCATTTCTGGGGATAGATTTTTAAACCACTCTGCTACCTTTGATAATGTTCCTGCTACTTTTTCCATTATATCTTTTAGCATTGGCATTATTGTGGTGCCAAGTTCTATAAGTGATTTGTTTAATTTATTTTTTAGTAATTGCCATTGTTGTTGAAATTGCTCATTTTGAGCTTTAGTAGCGGCGTCCATTTCATTTGCTCCCTCTTTCATATTTTCTAGTGCATTGGCGTTACTTTCATTAGCGCTAGTCAATAATTGAAATACTGCGGTGCCACCCTCTGCACTACTAAATAGATTTTTAAACTCTGTATCTGTTAACTCAAGTTCGTTTTTCATTTTTTCAAAACCGGCGACTAATCCCTCCTCTGCGATTGCTGCATTTAAGTCGTCCAATGACCCTCCATTTTTTTCAAGACTTTTATCTAATTTACCGCCGGCAACTGTCAGCTCCAAAAATACTTGAGCTAAAGCGTTTTGACTTTCTGATGTTTTACCTGTCACGGTTGTCAATGCTGCGGTAGCAGCTTGCACGTCCTCAAAACTAATATTTGCTGCGGCTGCATTGCCGGCCATTTTACCAAAAGCCCCTGATAATTGAGCGATAGTTGTTTTACCTGCTTTTACTGTTTTAAATAATACATCTGCAATTTTATCACTATCTTTAGCGTCTAGTCCAAAAGCATTTATAGCAGTTGTCAATAAGTCCGTGGCCTCCTCTGTGGTTGATAAACCGGCAACCGCTAAATTACCAGATGTTTCTAAAACTTCCAATGCTAAGGCTGCGTCGCTAATTCCGGCTGACACAATTTGATAAGCGGCGGCCCCTAAATCATCACCACTTTTTGGCACTCTATCCATGACGTCTTTAATGCCTTGCTCAAAAGTTTTCATATCCTCTGTCCCGGCACCAACTAGAGTTGATAAATCGCCAAGTGACTTTTCGAAATTACCGGCAGCCATAATTGCACCAGTACCAAGGGCAACTAACGGAGCTGTTAACCCCTTAGTCAAAGATTTGCCGGCACTTTTCATGCCCTCGCTAGTCTTTTTGACGTTGCCTTGCATTTTCTTGAATACTGCGCTTGCCTCGTCTTTTGCTTTTATTACAATTGTTAATGAGGTGTCACCCCCGCCGAATAATCCCATATATTTTTATTATCTATTTTTTGATTATTTCTTTTCGTCTATTTTTAATTTTGCGATTATTATATCTATAAACCAAATCGGTTGAGCCAAATAAGTGTGATAATCCCAACCGAATTGTTGACAAATGACCGCTATTAGCATATCACCACTAATACGACCATTGAGATAATCGCTAATTACTTTTTTTTTTCGTCGTCACTCTTAGGATTTGTGACTTCATTGATAGCTTTTTTGATAAAGTCTGTTTCTGTACTTGGTAAATCTAAAATACGATTTATTAGATCAGCAGAGCTATTATCAAAACTAACGACCATTAATGTTACTGCCAAGTCCTCTGCCTCGGCTGCGGCGCTACCTTTTAGCCCCTCTATTGATTGCCCGTCTTTTTGGGTTTGTTTTAAACTCACCTTGTCAAGAAAAACCGCTTGTAATTGTCTAGCCTCACGACCAGTAATGTAAGTCTTTAAAATAAACTCTTTTCCCCCTGGTGTTGTGTATTTTTTTGTCTCTCTTTGTTCACTCATGGTTTTTTGGTTAATGATTTATTAAATAATTTTAAGCTACATTATAAACGGCGTCACCAGCGTTTGCCTCCTCATTGGTGACAATTACTGTAATGTCACCGTCGGTTGCTCCGTATTCGACTTCAAACTCTTGGGTCAAAATTAGTAATCCGTCAATATTATATTCAACTGGTGGGCTAGTTAATACTAATTTAGCTAATTGTATTTCTATTTCCTCTGCCTCTGTTGCGCCTATATTGGCACCGATAAATGATACTATCAAAGCATTTTTTGTATTAGCTTTATATTTAGCTAGTTCGACTGTGTCCTCAAAATGTAATGAATAGCTACCAGTCAATTTAAGTCTACCTCTTACTAATCCGCCCGATACAATTTCATTGGACCCGGATAAAAAGGCCTCGTCTAATTGTATATTATTAGCAATGTTTAAAGTAAAAGATTTTAACGGTAACGCTGAATTGCCGCCGGCGTCCGCTACGTCCGTACCAAATTTAGCTGTCATGTCTGGGTACGCAAACTCTGTTTCTACTGTGTAAGCCTCGGCGATTGTATCAGTAGACGGAAAGCCGCCAATAATTTCAGCAGTCATTTTAGCGTAACCGTCAGATACCTCAAGATTTAAACTATCGACAACACAATTTGTATATTGTGCTGTTTGGATTGCTCCCTCCTCGGTCGTAATTGTGGCTGTGACCATTGTTGCATTTAGATTTTGTACTGTAATCGTATGCTCATAGACGCCTGTTTCTGCCTCTGCTGTAGAAAGACTACCTAAAGCAAGATTGAAAAAGTACGGGGCAATCTCAACGTTTGGTACAACGCCGATTGACCCGGCTGAATATTTGCGCTTGATATATGAGTTTGAGCTTTCGTTCCTAACGCCACGTGCTGATACAAACATTTCTTTTTCGGCTACTGCTTGTAATGAATAGTCAGCCCATTTTGGAAATATTGTCTCTGCTACTGCAACGTTTGGTGCTGCCGCACTCTCTATACCAAGGCCAATTTGCACTTGTGTGCCTCCTGTTTTACTCATAATATTATTGATTAATTATTTATTTTTTTCTGATGATTTCTTAGCCTCGGAAATGTGGCGATTTGATAAAACCGCCTCTTGGGCTTTTTTATCTTTTGGTGCGTCTTTGACCTCACCTTTTTTAATTCCAAAACCTAGACTTGGAAAATCAATTGTTTTTCGACTTGTAATTTTCATAAATCTAATTTCTTAATTGAATAAACTCTGCTACAAACTCAACTTGTGCCTCGATCCCCCATGCCTCTGGTTGTCGCTTGTCTACGGTTATGCCATAGTCAACACGTACAATTGTGGTCAAACTGGTGCGTAAATTGTTTGCCACATCAAGGTTAATGTTGGTGCGTAAAATATTTAATATTGATTTTGTTTTTAATTTATAATTTGTGTCTCTACCCTCAATAACTTCTTTTAAGTTTCGCTTACTTGCGCTGATCGTTTTATCATCTTGCAAATCTTTTCTAATATCTTCAACGACAGTTAATATAAATGCCATGGCGTGTTCGTCCTCTGCATTACTATTTTGACCGATACGAGTTTCGCTACTAGATATTATTACACATGGCAAATTACTTACTGGTATTTGGATTGGGTCCTCTATGTAATAAACTTTAAAATAACCACCAAATACGGCTTTGATAGCCTCGATATATTTCTCTATTACGGGATCTTGATAAACTTGTTTTGCCATATTTTTATTTAAACTCTTTTAAGTAATGCTTTTGAAAAATCTTTTGTATTGTCTCTCGTTGCTGATGTGCTAATTTCATCATTATGCGCCTTGGTATTTTACGACGTGGTTTATTTGATTGATGATATTTGAAATATGCGGCTGTGTTCCATACTGCGGCCAAGTCTGATTTAAACAATGTCTTAAAACTCTTTTTCATTTTACCGGTCCTAACCAATGGTTGTGAGGGATAGCCGGCTTTTCTTTTTTCTGCTAAATATTGCGGTGATAGTTTTGGCCAGTTTTCATCTACTGTGCGCCCTCTTGTATCAAACACGTCATTGGAAAATGTTTTTTTTAGTACAGTCGCAACTTTTCTAAATGCCGGCGTCCAATCTTTTACTTTGTCTTGTGCTATTTGTAATTTACGTAATAATTGTTGCTCGCCCTCCACTTGCCATGATATTAGAAAAGCCATACATTTTAACTATCAATTAATAATATATCAAACTTTTCTGGTATTACTAGAGGTATTGGATATTCATATTGAAATGAAGGATTGCCGGCTGTATTTATAGATAGTGTTTCTTTTAATTGAAATACCCCGCCAAACTCTCTCATTGCTAAATGTATATCTGCCACTGCCGAGGCTACTGCCTTTGACATTGAGGCAAACTCTTTTAATAGATAGCCAGTTTTTCCGGCTGGTATAGTATATATAGACATTAATGTTTGATTTTTACCGTCATCTATAATTGCTCTAATATCTGCCGAAGTGTCTGGTACTCCTGCCGTAATAGCTCCGTCTACATAACAATAAACTTGCCCGACTAGATTGGTTGCACCTACATTTTTCATACGGAAAACCCTAATTAATGGAGTTGTAAGCGTTGCTTTTGTTTGACCTGTCAATGTTATGGTTTGAGTTACTAAAGCAAAATTAGTATCTAATCCTTGTATTTCTATATCGACCGTATCGCTGCCACTACTACTTGAAATTGTATCAATATCAGCTGTTGATGAAAACGTATAAACCTTATCAGCGTTGGCGTTACCTGCACCGTCCCAAATATCTACAAAACCGTCGCCACTGTCAATGTCCGTACCCTCACCAAATTTATGAATAAATGAATGACCCTCAATATTTCCCCTGGCCACTTCAAGTAAAAAATCTTTTTTTCTATTTATATTAGTTCTTGGATCTCCCATAAAATTATATTAATAAATATCGTTTTGTTTAAAATATGCTCCGGCATCGTCGTCATCATCGATCCCGTCACTATCTGGGTATCCAGTTACGGCATTTGTTGTTGAATTAGTTGGCAATTCTGCACTATCTTCACCAATCAATCTTTGTGTACCATTTTTAATTGATTTTAAAATACCTCTAGCCTCACCAAGCCATTTGACGCCCTCGCCCTTTGCTCCGTATTCCTCATAGTCTATATATCCGGCAGCTAGTAAAGTTGTTACACGCTCGATTAATGGCGGTATTTCATCGAGTGGCAAAGTATATCTAAGAATTAAACATGAGTTGACTTCATTTTCTGCTTGCTTTCTTTTTGTCTCAATACGACCGTCGCTTATAAAGGGATTTTTAACTAAGCCCGCTTGCACTCTGATATTATAAATTGTGGTATAGCGTACACTTTCATCTGCCAAAACTTCGTCACTATCTGCGATGTCTGTTTCGACGTCTGTTTCTTCATTAAAATATGTGGCCTTAAAATATAGATAGCCCTCACTGCCAGTATATTCAAGTAATGTCCCTTGTGGATCATCAGCTTGTATTACTGCGGGTGAGCCATAAGCTGTTAATTCTACATAAGAGCCACCGGCGGTTAAGCTACCATAAAACTTACGTTTATTATATTTATATTTAGTAACTGGTATATTGGCTTTATGTGCAAACTTTAAAGTATCAACCTGTATAGTTTGTCCGGGAGTAACTATAGCATTTATTTGTGCAAGCTCTGTTTGCTCTGATCCCTCGTTTCCAATAACCACATAATCATTGTCAACAAAATGGTCGTTATCCTCTAAAGTTAAAGAAACATCGCTACCGGCTGCACTATCGGCACCCAATATACTGCGCTCTGATTTTATAAAATCCTCTGTTGGGGCAATTAATGTTTTCATAAAATTGTTTTATCCTTATCTTTAGTAGACAAAATATGCTTATCTTTATTTTTTAATTGTATCACATTTTTATCAATCTTGGTAGTTTTGAGTATATTAGACCCCAAATTGTTCAACATTGCAATAGCCTTATCTGCCGTGGTTAATAATATTGCTTTGCCTTTTTGCATTACACCCTTATAAATATTTGTGATTGTATCTGTAAGGATTATTATTTCTGAAAGCACTTTATTTGTTTGAATAACTAAATTATCAACAAGAGTAATAATTTCACTAAATAATCTTGATATTTGTTTTGCAATAGTATCTGTGATCGTTATATTTTCAACTAATGATTTAAAGAATGTGCCAACAGTAGAAAATATAGCACTTAAATTTATAGTTTCTGTCAAGGTCTTTTGAGCTTGACGGGTTAATGTATCGGCTAATGCTATTGCCTCGGCAAATGCCAATTGTGTCTGCTTTGAAATTGTAGCAACAAAATTTATAACTTCCGTAAAAGTCCGAGTTATTTGTCGGGCTATTGTATCAGTTAAAATTATTGTTTCGGTGAGGGTTTTAAAAAATGCACCACCACTTCCGGGGGTATGTACGTTTGCAATATTATCAACCAAGGTGACAACTTCTGAAAGGGCTTTTGAAATTTGCCGGGCAATTGTATCTGTTAAAGTTATAATTTCGGCAAGAGCTTTTTGACTTTGTTTTTTTATTGTATCAACCAAATTGATCGTTTCTGTCAAGACTTTAGAAAAAGTGCCAACGGTCGCAATTGTAGCAACTAATGAAATAACCTCTGTAAATGTTCGGGTGATTTGTTTAGCTATGGTATCTGCCAAGGTGATTGTTTCGCTAAATGCTCGAGCGAAGACACTTGCAAAATTATCTGTAAGCGTCACCACTTCGGCAAAAGTTTTTTGAGCCTGTCTTGAAATGGTATCGGTGATCGTGATTGTTTCAGTTAAATTTTTAAAGAATGTGCCAACACTAGAAAATATGTCTGTAAGGATTATTGTTTCAGTGAAAGTCTTTTGAGTTTTTTTATAAAAATTGGCAACTAAAGTTATTGTTTCTGAAATAGTTTTTTGAGTTTGTTTTGCAATTATATCTGTAAGGCTTACTATTTCGGTTAACACTTTAAAAAATGTGCCTTGTGTGGCCAATGTATCAATTAAAGTTATTACTTCCGAAAGTGCTTTTTGAGTTTGATTTTTTATAGTAGCGACTAAATTAATAACTTCGGTAAATGTTCGATTGTATGTTAGTGCTTTAGCTATATTATCAACCAAGGTAATTACTTCGGTCAATGTTTTTTGAGTTTGCTTTATAACTGTATCTATTAAAGTTATTGTTTCGGTGAACGCTCTTGAGATTTGTTTTGCAAAAGTATCGACTAGGGTTATTGTTTCAGATAATATTTTACCCGGTAATAATTCTATTGTGTCAACAAGATTAATAACTTCTGTTAAAGTTTTTTGAGCTTTCTTTTTTAAAGTATCTACTAAATTAATAACCTCTGTAAACGTTCTAGCAAATACCCCTTGGGCTGTGAATACATCAGTTAAAGTAATAATATCTGTCAATGCTTTACCCGGCTTATTTGCTATGGTATCAACGAGTGAAATACTATCAGTTAAATCTTTTGTATAATTTGTCCCGGCTGCGGCTGCATTAAATGTAGCTACTACACAAGAAGAAGATTCTGCAGCATCATGATCCCACACTATTGTTGCTGCACCACCAGACTCTGCATTATAAGCAGCACCAATTGATGTTCCACCTAAATCAATTTCTGCTATCTCTGTCCCTGTTGTTACAGTAATATTTGCTGGGTCAGAATTACCACTACAATAAGCACCAAGTGCCATTGAGCCAGTGCTAGCCGGG